AAGGTAGTAAATCATAACTCTGAAACATTTCGTAGTTTAAAGTTGCTTCTTTCAAAATACCTAAATAGTCAAACTTATTACCAGCTAATCTAGTTATGTTTGTGCCATCTTCTGAGGTGTTTAGGTCTATAGAACCATAAAAGTCTGGAGTGTGTGTGCTTCCATTGTTTCCTTTCTTATAGTCTCTATAATATTGGTCAGCACTATCCATTTCTTCGTAGGTATTCACTTGTATAAAATACCAAATACCTTCACTTAAAAACAATCTAGCTCCAAAGGCTTTGCATATTTGATTTAACAGCTTAAATGCTGTCTCTGATTGTCTTGTTCCATTGTTGTCTACTGGAGCGTAAGCAGCAGCTAAAAAACGAGTGTTGTTTAGTGGGTCTGTTGCGCTGTTTCTAGGTATTTGTGAATTAGTCCAATCTACCATAGTTCTGATAAATCGGTCATCTGTTGCCCAGTTGTTATCTGTGTTAATGTCTGTATTTATAGCGTTGAATACATAACGATAACAAGAATAAGGTGATGTTAAAAGATAATTTACATCCTCATTAAATTGAATGTTTTCTAAAGCAGCTAGACCACAAATAGCAGTAAGTGTAAATTGTGTTGGCAGAGATTCGTCAGCCTCTGGGTTTATTTCGTTTAATAAATTACCAGCCCAAAACAAACCATAAGTAGTTCCATTAGTAGAAGATTCTATTTTTAGTTGCCACCTTTTATATTCGCTAGTTCTTATAGAGTCTAAGATACTTTGTTTAGCAGTACTAAAAGGGTCATTTACAAACATAGTAAACTTGACTTCTGATGGGATAAGACCAGTAAACCTATCGTCTGTATCTGTTTGGTATGTTAAGTCAAAACCATTACCAGCCACCTCAACATCATATTGAGTAGCTGTAGAGCTTTGTGTGTCAATTATAGAGACTTTGTAATAAGTACCTCTATCGCTTTGAAATTCTCCTACTAATCTAGTATCTATCGCCATTAGTATCCTCTTGTTCTATTTCTATTCTTTCTTGCTCTGTCTGAGCTTAGTAATATATCAGCTCCACTTATTGTACCAAAGACTTCTGTAGAGCCTCCGTTTGTTCCTATCATAGATTTTAATTTATCTAATGGAGCTATTACTTCTGGATTAGTTCTAGCACCAGCGTATTCTCCCATAAGTCCTATAGTCGGTCCACTTACAATACCACCATCAGCAAAAGCTGGAACTAAACTATTAAATGCTGTTTTAGCTAATCCTCCAGCTACACCAGCTATAACTGGAATCAATGCTGGATTTAATGCAATAGCTGGGTTTTTTAAAGCACTTGAAACAGCAGCAGCTACACCCTCAGCCAATAAAGCACCGATTGCACTTCTTGCAGCAGACTTTACTTGTTCTGCAAAATCTTTAAAGTTTTCTGCACCAGCCATTAATACTCTACCTATACTCTCACTAATCCTACTTAATCTATCAAAATAGGTTTCAACATTATCAAAACTACTTTTAAAATTCTCATCTATTTTTTCTAGTTTTTTTGGTATTTTATCTAACTCTACACCCAATGCTTTAATAGGCTCTATTGATGGTAATGCTAAAGCCTCAGCTTTACCTTTAGCCATTCTAGCTCTACCTTCTCTTTCCTCTTGAGACATTTGTACTGGCTTTTTCTTAGGTACAATCTTTGTTCCTTTAAAAGCTGCTGTTCTTCTTCTTAGTTCTTCAATAGTAAATACTTGACCAGACTGGTCTTGTATTGAAAAATCTAAAGCTATATCTTCTTCCTTTTTAAGTAGTCCTAATTTTTCTAATAATTTCTCAACTGATGATTTAACATTATCAAAAACAGTAACTAAATCATTCCAATAAGTATAAATACCTTGAGCAGCTAAAATAACTCCAGCTATAATTTTACCTTGTGGAGTCAAAGCTACTAATGCCCTTCCTAATACTTTAAGTGCTGGAATTAAACTACCTAAAAAGAACTTTCTTAAACCAGCAAAGGCTTTTATAAGACTACCAGCTACGCTTATTATTGGACCTAATACTGCTGCAAATCCAGCTACTTGTAAAGCTGCTGTTCTTTGTTCACTAGAAAATTGACTTGTAAACTTTGCTAAATCTCTTAATAAACCTACCAAATCTTTAGCTAAAGGTAAAATCTCTACACCTAATTCAACAGCAACATCTTCTAGTTCTCCTTGTAGTATTCTTAACTGATTTGCAAATCCAGTAGAAGTTCTTTCGAAATCTCCAACAGCGTTTTTACTCTGTTCCATAGCTAATTGGAAAGTGAGTTGCGCTTTACTAACTCTATCTAATTCCTTAAAAACTAAACCTTGGTCTTTAGCATATTGTTTTAAGTCAGCTTCTGTTATTGCTATACCTAAAGACTTAATAGATTCTCTTTCTCCTAGTAATGCTTTTGTCAAAGCTAAACTAGCACCTTCTGCACCTCCACTAAAATTAGTAAAAGATGCTAAGTCTACAGCTAATTTATTTACCTCTGTTGATAGTTTTAGTGCTTCTTCTTGAGTAAATCCAAAACCAGTCAATAAATCCCCAGTGTCAGAAAGTAATTGCATCGAAGCTCTAGAACTCAAGCCAAAGCTATCAGATAATTCTTTTGACGCTTTTTGAGCATTGTCAGATATATCTCTAAATACTGTATTAAATTTAGATTGAGTTTCTTCAAAGTCAGAAGCTAACTTAACAGCAGCAGCACCAAGACCAATGACTGGAAGTGTAATGTTTCTAGTCATAGTATCTCCAAAGCTTTGCATTTTTTTACCAAATCTTTGAATAGACCTCGTAGACTTTCTTAAAGCACTTTGAAACTGCTTATCGTTTAAGGATAATTTGACGCTTAATGTTTTCTCAGCCATTGTCTTTGTTTAACAATTCGTATTTCTTTTTAATATATTCTGCCCTTTTCTTTTGTTTCTCGATGTCAGTCTTTACTTTCTTTTTCTCCCATTCAAATTTAATTAACTTGTCTGGAGTTAGTTTTTGTCCTTTCTTAGTATGTGGCTGTAAATTAACACAAGCCAACCATCGCACTCTCTCCCATTCCCATTGCTGTTCTTTCTCTACTCTATCGTTTACGCCTTTCTGCATACAGATAAACTCGTGGAAAGTTAAACTCCAAAAGTCTTTGGGTAGTAATCCGAAGCCATAACCTATAGCTTCTAACTTATCCCAAGTTACTTCTTTTTCTTGGCCACTTTCTTCGTGGCTTTGTCGTTTCCCTCCGTTTCAAATTTAGCAGAGAATTGGTTAGAGAATATCTCTAGCACTTTATTTAGTGCGTCAAAATCTTCGTCTAGCAAGTCTGCGACATCATCAACATTTAAAGAACATTCTTGACCACTCACTCTAGAGCCGTCTTTTATTCCGTTTAGGATTAGATAACAAGCATCGTCTAAGCTCATACCATCTCCTAGCTTATCTAAGTCAGCTAAACTTCTTCCAGTATCTTTACAGAATAACCTTAATGAGTTCATTCCAAATCTTACTGGGTAATCCGTTCCGTTTATTATAACTACTTCGTACATATCTTTATTGGTTTTAAATTATGTCAGTTGGAGCAGAGCCGAAGCCCATACCCCAACCAACAAAGAAATTAATTAAGCTACAGTTTGTGTTAATGGACCATTGCCTTCTATTGTGCAAGAGTACACGGGGGCATCTTCTGTCCCTCCAGAAATCTCTAGAGAAGTAATAAATCCAGTTCCACTATAACTATACTCTCCAGAAGCTGGAGTATCAAAGCCAAAAGTGAAAGTTACTGCAGTTCTTCCTACAGCTGGAGATACTGCCGTATCAACAAACATTTGATTAAATAACTCATCTACTTCAGTATCTGCAGCTACACCAGAGAAGTCCATAAGACCATCGGCTGATAAGCTGTAAGACATTTGACCTGGTAGTATATCTCGATAACCTTGACTATCTTTTGTCGATATGTCTATTGTATCTACATTCATTGAAAGAGAAACATTCTGAGAATGCATCAATTTCGCTACAGCTCCTCCACTACTAGGAGAAACTTTTAGGATTAAATCCGTTCCGTTAAAAATTGCCATTTTCTTTTAATTTTAAATTTATAATTAGCTAATATCTAAATCCTCAGAAGTTTCCTTCTTCTTAGACTTTTTCTTTGTTGTATCTATTGCATCGTTATGCTGTAAGAAGTTAAAGACTGCTCTTACTACTTTGTAAGATTCGCCTTCTACATATTCTACTCCTCTGCATTCGATGTCTTTTTTTATCTTTACTTTATACATATCTATCTATTTATGTTAAATCTGTAATCTTGTGCAATACCATATAAACCAATAGAACCAGCACTATCATCGTAAAGCTCGTTCTGGTCTTGGTAAAATATCTTATCTACTACTACACCACTATAAGTTCCACTAACGTAGTCTAGAGCTGTTCTAACGTGACCAGCTAGAGTTGTCATATCAGCGTAGCTATTGTGATATATGCTTATCTGTACTCTTACATAGTCATAAGTACTTACTCCGTTCTTAGTGTTGTTAGGCTCATCTGCAAACATCTGATAAGTTATATAAGGTAACTTAACGTCAGTAGGAAAATTGTAACGACTAGGAAAGATTCTCAAGTTGCCACTTGTAGTAACTAAAGGAGCAACATTAGAGTCATTGCTTAAAATATTATAAATTACTTTTCCTATCTCCATTACTTCATTCTTTTGTCAATGAGTTTTTTTATTTCTCCTATAACACTATTGATAGCTGTGTTACCTTTACTAGCAGCAGTCTTATCTAACATTCTTAGTCCAGGAATACCTTTAAATCCATACTCTAAGAAATAGAAATAAAATCCAGACTTCTCTTTACTAGCAAATGATTTTTTAACTCTTGGTCCTACATATACCGTCGGTGGCTTACCTTTTACATTCTTTCCGTTGATTATAGCTAAAGACTTTTTAAGTTGTTTAGATTCAACTGGAACAATAGATTTAAGCTCTTGCAGTATTGGCTTAGATGCTTTACGCATACCTTGCCTTAGTAGTGTCTTATTTTTACTATCAGACATATTAAGTTTCTCTAAGTCCTTAATCAAAGACTTGAGTTCTTTCTCATCTATTTGCGCTGATACTATCATTGCTCTGGAAAAGGGTTAATGCCGTTATCTATTAATATGTTTATCCAATCTATTTCTTTAGTGTATAAGTCTACATCAGACCACTTAGTCTCTAAGCATTGATAGGTTTCTAGCACTCCATACGATACTATCGCATCGCTATCGTTCCATACGATGTAGTAACTCTTTATCTCTGGGTAACATATTTCTGTTAATCTTAAACTCATTACGTTGTTAGTTGTGTTAGTTCGTCAGGACTTAAAGCCTCATTAAATACTGCAAGTGCTTTGCATTTTCCGTAGAATATTTTGTCGTCATCTCCTCTATTAAATTGTAAAGAGTTTAGTTGTAAATTAGAAAATGTACTTGTATTAGTGCTGCCTATTTGCAAACCATTTACATATAACTTATTGTTGCCACTTTCAAATAAAACAGCTATTTTAAAAAAAGAAGTACTTGGTAAAACTGTTGTTGACGATACATCTAATTTAGTATTACCAGCTCCTTCTCTAATTAATCCTTGTATAGTTCCATTTGTTTTTAATGCAATATGTACTCTAAAATCTTCATCTGTACTTTTAGAAATAGATATTATATTATTATCGCTAAGATTGTCATTAGTTATATCAGCTATCTCTGCATATAACACACCCTCTGTTGAGTTTATTAAGTCAGCACTACCAGCACCATTTGCAGTCTCTGTTTCCCTTACCTCTTGACTTCCAGTTAGTGTTGGTATGTACGATGTAGCGTAGGATAGTTCTTCTAGTTGTGCGCCCCATATATATAATCCATCTGTATTATTAGACATAGTCCAAGACTCTAGCCAAGAAGCAGTTGTGCTAGATACTAATGAAATATAAAACGAGTTGTATCTATTTAATGATACTAAACTAATTTTATACCAATCATTTGGGTATTCTTCTATTACAACATCAGAAAATCCTGCTCCAACAGTTCCTATTGTTCCGTTTAATAAATCAAAATTAGCTACTTGGTTTGTAGAGTTAGCACTAGCGACTTGTAAATATCTTAATTCTTTAGCTTTTGCAAAAACACTAAATGAAGCAGTAACTGTGTTTGTTAATGTTGTATTAGCAACGTGATGTCTTGAAGTATTTGTATTACCTTTTATTAATGTAGCAGTTACATCTCCATTTGGACTTGTTGTTACATTATTTACTACCTCAACATCATCTGCTGTCCACTGACTAAAATCCTCACTATAAGGCAATAAATTAGTAGAAGTAGGCTCTAACAATATATGACCATTATCTCCATTACTATCATAGCTTATTCTTGGCACTCCAGTAGCTACATTAGAAACTAATCCACTAGAGTTAATTCTTGTAGCAGTTGAAGTTCTAGCAAAGTCAAAGTCCTCATAAGGCTCGTCTATTGGTGCTACGTTGTAAAGCGTACCAGCCTTGTAACCAGTAGGAGTTAAGATTATACTTGCTTTATTTAATAGTCCGTCTGCCATTAGCTTATATCGTTTAATGTTTGTAAAAATGCTTGGCTGTCTGTAGTGTTCTCTACTACTCCTCCAGCAGCTACTACTCTCGTGTTTAATACGCTTATGTAATCGGCTGGTGTTGGGTCAAAGATACCACCATCAACAATAGTCCAACTATCGTCATTTATTAAGCTAAATCTTGAAGCATAAGCAGATTCTGTAAATTGTGAGCCTCCGAAGTTTATACTTATATCGTTATCGTGTACTCCAGCTTCCCAAGCTATTAGCGTTGCATCATAGTTAGATGTGCTTAGACCTGTAGCGTTCTGCATAAAGTTAGTAAAGTTAGAAACATTTGCAATAATCCAATCTGCTAGAGATTGGTCGAATAGGTCGCAGTTGTAGAACATTTGTTGCATATTTTCTACATTTAAAGTGTTCCAACTATATATGTCTCCGTTAAATTGAGTACAATCTCTAAATGTTTCAAACATATTTTCTACATTAGAAGTGTCCCAAGAGTTTAAATCTTGGTCAAAACTAGAACAACCCCTAAATAAACCAGACATATTTGTTACATTACTAACATTCCAATTATCTATAGAACTATTAAAACTTACTGCATTGTTGAATGTATCAGATAAAGATGTTACAGAAGATATATCCCAATTACCTATTGCTCCATTAAAGTTAGTGCAATTTTGAAACATTTGTTGAAACGAAGTACTAGAAACAGTAGGAGCATCTGTTGCACTAGCATCTAAATTAGTACATCCATAAAAAGCAGCAGAAGTAGATAAGTCTAATATTCCCCATTGTTTTACATCAAGCATTTTAAGCCTATCTCCAGCGTTATTAAATTGCCAACCTTGTAATGTTCCCTCTATGCTTATTTCGTATTGTCCAGCACTACTATAAGTGTGTGTAACCTCTTGCTGATTGTAACTTGTTATTGTATCGCTTGAGCCATCTCCCCAGTTTACTGTAGCGTTATAACTACCACCACTAACCAATGGCATCATAAATTGAGTATTCAAGCTAGAGCCACTAGATGTATTCTCTGTGTCAATAGTAAAGACAAATTGATTAGGAGCTGTCTGTGATAAATCTACTACGTCATTCTTCTCTAATAGAAGCACCATAGCATCTTTACGACCTACTTCCTTAATACTCTTGATAGAATAATTAGTA